AAGCCGCAGAATCACAAAGTCACGATTCTACTGATAAAAATGTTTTTATTGGATACCAAGCTTCTACTGGTGGAATTGGTTCAAGGTCAGAAAGTATTGCAATAGGATACCAAGCGTGGGGTAGTGGTGGTTCTGTAAATGATATTGGTGGTTCTGAGAATGTCTTTATAGGTACTGAATCTGGTGGTGGTACTTGGGCAACTGCGGCAAGTGATGGAAATACTGCTGTTGGATGGAATACGATGAAAGGTGCTATGCAAGGAGCAACTTTAAATACAGCAGTAGGTAAAAATTCATTTTTAGCTTTGACTAAAGGAAGATATAATGTAGCTATTGGAGCTGATTCTTTATACACAGAAGATGTGGGAGACAGGACTACAGCAGTAGGCTATAGTGCATTATATTCACAAAATTCAGACACAGATAATGAAATAACTGGAAACACAGGAGTAGGATTTAAAACTGGATATACTAATGTTACAGGTACATACAATACCTATCTTGGATATAATGCAGGTTACGGAGGTGGTAGTAGTAGTCAAAATGTTGCAGTTGGTGCTAACAGTTTAATTGCTGTTAATGATGGAAATAATAATGTAACAGTGGGATATGGTTCAGGAATTGCTATTACATCTGGAGATAATAATGTAGCGGTAGGTCAAAGTTCATTAGCATCTTTAACAACTACTGACGATAACACTGCTGTAGGTCAAACAAGCTTAGCACAGCTCTCAACTGGTCATAGCAATACTGCTCTTGGAAGATTGTCTGGAACAGCTTTGACAACTGGTCTTCATAATACCGCAATCGGTAGAGCGACTTTATATTCTGCGGCTCACGATGAAGGAAATAATGTAGCTATTGGTTCAAGTGCAATGCAAGGTGCTAAACAAAATGGAACAGCAAGTAGCACTAATAGAGAAGTAAAACAAAATATAGCGATTGGAACTGATGCTTTATTTGGAGGTACATTAACAGGTACTAATCATCTTGAAAGTTGTATAGCTATTGGACACCAAGCAATGGATGCTACTGGTGCAAATAATCAAATAGGTACAGTTGCGATTGGGCAGAGTGCATTAGGAGCATTGACCTCTGGAGCAAAAAATATAGCAATTGGATATAAAGCCTCTATATCTCTTACAGCAGGAAATTCTAATATCGCAATCGGATACGAAGCATTTGATGGAGCGGCTACTGGCGAAACAGGAAATATTGCTATAGGTCAAGATGCGATGAGTTCTGCTGTTGAAGGAGCAAGTGGAACAGTAGATAATAATATAGCGATTGGAAGTAATGCTTTATATGGTGGCACAATGAGTAGTTCCAACGCATTAAAAGAAAATATTGCGATTGGTAAAAATGCTATGGGTAATACAGGAACCAACCCTCAGACTGGTACAGTAGCGATTGGGCATGAAGCTCTTACAGCAGTGACATCTGGACAAAAAAATACAGCTATAGGTTTTGAATCTGCAAAGGCGTTGTTGCAAGGTAATCGCAATACAGTTTTAGGCTATCAAGCATTAGATGCTTTAGCTGGTGACGATGCCAATAATGGTGGTTCTGATAATATTGCTATTGGTGTAGATGCAATGGGTTCATTGAATGCTGGTGTACACAATGATGCAAGGGCAAATAGTAATATTGCAATTGGTAATAGTGCTTTTCTTGCTGGTTCAATGGCAGACTCAGGAGCATCTGTAAGCCAAGGTAATGTTGCCATAGGTCACGAAGCAATAATGAGTACAGGGGTTACTCCTCACGTTGGTACAACTGCTGTAGGATTCAGAGCATTAAAGAATTTAACATCTGGTTTAGGTAATTTGGCAGTAGGATATTTAAGTTTAACTACTACTGGCACTGGTAATTACAATACTGCTGTTGGACACGAAGCATTGACTTCTTTACCAAATGGAGGAGACCAAAATACTGCTTTAGGATGGAAGGCTCTTCACGGTGCTACAAGTTCTGCTTGTGATAATTTAACTGCGATAGGTTATAAAGCTGGTTTTCAAATAAGCACTGGTTTTAACAATACTTTCATAGGTGCAAATGTTGATGCAAATACTGGAAATTTTGATAATGTAACGGCTATTGGTAATAATTTTGAAGCTGATGCAAGTGATGGTGTATTTCTTGGGAATACAAGTGTTTCAGTAATTAAAGCACAAGTTACAAGCATAACTGCATATTCTTCTGATGAGAGAACTAAGAAAGACATAAAAGATTACGACCTAAAAGGTGTTGATTTTATAAAAGATTTACAGTTAAAAACTTATGTTTATAAAAATCCAGCAGACTATCCAGATGAAATAAGAAGTGATAAATGGGATAAAAAAGATGAAGATGGTAATTTATTATATGAAAAACCAAAAGACTCAAGTGCAACACAAGTTGGATTAATTGCACAAGAAGTTGAAGCGGCACTTGCAAAGCATGGTGTTGGAAATACAGAAACCTATGCACCTACCCAAGATAGTGGCATAAAAACTTTAACGTATGGAAATCTTATCTTTCCTTTAATTAAAGCTGTACAGGAATTATCTGCTAGAGTAGAAGAATTAGAAAAGAAATAATTAACTAAACAAGGAGTCAAATAATGGCTAAAGAAAAAAAAGAAAAGCCAGTTATTAATCTTGATGGTGTAGAGTATATCATTGATGACTTAACTGACGAACAGAAGATGATTGTAAATCATATAAACGACATACAAAACAAACAAGCATCTAATGTTTTTATTGCAGACCAACTTAGAGTAGGTCACGATGCCTTTGTTAAGATGTTGAAAGAATCATTAGAGTCTGAAGAAGAGGTTAAAGAAGACTAATGCTTATAAGGAAAAGTTCTCAGGGTCATTACTTAAGACTATATAGAAACAGCACTCCCGGCGCTACTAGAACAAAGAATTATCCAGATGGTACAACTGAGACCCTGACTTATCCTTCTTCCTATAAATATTTTTTAGTATTAGATGGTGAAATAATTAAACGTAGTGACAGTTGGGATACCATAGAGCAAGCGTATGTAGATGAGTGCGACTCTAGGCATGGAGGTGGAAGCGGAAGAATGATAGTTGGAACTCATAAGCTAGAAAATTATGTAATTAAAGAATTATGAATAGCCCGCTAGCAAAATTAGTATTATGGCAAAAAGAAACAGGTCAACTAGATGGCTGGACTAGCTATCATATCGCTGCTGGAGCTTTTTTATGTAAAATATTTCAATGGCTAG